TTTACCTTTTCCCTTTCAATGTTCAAACCATACATTTCCCCTTCTTCCATAATATATTTTTCTATGTATATTATTTTATTCCAATCCCTTGAAAATAAGTGATCTTGTATAAGCTCAATCCTATCCTTAATTCCTAATTCATTAAAAATATATTTTTTTATTGTATACTTAGATTTTTTGAAGCTATTCAATTCTTCTAACTGTTGATTTAAATACTCTTTAAAAGAGTAAAAGGTATTTTTATAATAAAACCATAATTTTCCATTTTTTTCAAATTTTCTATTATAATTATCTACATAATATTGCATATCATTAAAACACTTCAGTGCATAAAAACGAACCTTAAATTCATTTTCATTATAAAATTTAGTATCTATATCCTTTATTTTTTGCCGCATATAGTAATTACAATATTTTCTTTTTGCACTTTCTTTTGCATTACTACTAGTTAAAAGAATTGACCTAAATTTTTCTTTTTTTTCTTCTTTAAATTTCCTTGTTAAGGAAGACGTATCAATATTTTTCTTTTTTAAAAAATTCACAATTCCTTTAAAATCTGGCAATGGATAAAAAGAAACATCTAGATACTTGATACCTTTTTCCTCTTTTGTAAAAGGAATTTCTCTTACTTTTACAATTTCTGAATATTTTAGTAGTAAAATAAATAATGTAAGGCTTATTGTTATAAATATAAGACTACTCAAATTTTCAATAAAATTAGGACTTCCTATATTGCTTATTATTAAAACACTAAAAAAAGTTACTATTACTATCAGAATGCGTCTTATTTTCTTAACGAAACCCCATCTATACTCACTACTTTTATTAAAATCAATTACAAAATATCTAATATTATAAAAAATTATAAAAAAAATTATAAATACAGCTATGACTCTCAGTAACTCATTCATCTTTCAACTAGTTTATTAAGGTTATTTAATTAGCCTGTTAAATATAGCACATTTTCTACAATATTATAAGTACTTTAATAATATCCCTTGAAACATTTTCCATTAAAAAAACATTGCCATATTAGTTTATTTTTCCACCTCCAGAGAAGCATTAGTCCCAAGCAAATTACATAATGTGGCGTTATAGGAACATTCACTGCACAACCCGACGCTCGCTTGCCTCTGTCCTATAACAACATTATGTAAAATGCCCCTTTGCCTCACCTGTACTTGTTCGCTTTCCTGCCCACTGATTTAGTTAGCTGCTCACTTCTGCACCTGCCTGCGATACAGCAGCAGTTCCACTCCATTCCAACACCCACCTTGTGCAACCTTGTCCCTTATTCCAACTTGGCATTTCCATTCATTACATTTCATGGGAGACCTTCCACTATGTTTCAGGAACCCCATTTCATTCCATTCATTCCAATGACCAAGCTGCAATATTTCACACAAGTCTTACCCTGTTACAAAAAATATGACTTGTTTCAGCCCTTACACACACACCTGCTATCTGCTCAAACAAGACACATTTTTATTCCCTGATGCTTTCCCTGCTTTCATTCCGTTGCACCATGCTGCTTACTTGCCAGCTGAAACGTTCACAGCTTTAGTAACCCAACAGCCCGACACACAAGCCACCATTCGGCATACTGACATTATTCGCACATACGCAAATCTTGCCGCCCTCAAACCCTGTGCTCATTTTAATGTCAGCAAGCCTCATTTGCGCCACTTTAGCAGGTTCATTTCATTGCCAACACGCACGGCAGCTCCGCACACTTGCCGATTCCTTCCGTACCCCTCTCGGCAGCGTGCTTAAATCTGCCTTCCACCACTCACATTTCATTCACCAGCTAAAAACCCCACCCGCATTTTAGTTTCTTTCCCCCGACCACCCACCCCTTAATCGATATTTTAGTAAAAAATTCCCTCGCTCGCCAAGCTTGTGTTCCGGTGAACCTTCACTACATTCCATCGCAGCTTATTGTCAGGCAGTAATTACACACAATCCATCCTTTTGCCAACCTTTTGTATTGGCTCTGTATTCAAAGCATGTTCATTCCATTCGGTTCGCCCAGTTTTCGCATACTCAAACCACTGGCGACCTCATTCTATTTCACAAGCTATTCATACCCTGCATCCATTTACTACCTGACAAACACTGCTTATTCCATTCCGTTCAGGACACCTCCACATCCTACGCTTTCCCCGTCTTGTTATTTTAGTGCCGCCAACAGCCCCATCCACCCACCCGAATAGGTATTTTTATATTGTCAATATGGCTGTGGCGATTCAGATTTTTATGATCTTGATTCTGATTTTACGTTTCTTTGGCCTTGGAACTCCCAGCTTATTCATCACCACATACCTCATGGCATCCAAAGCGTGATCAAACATCTTGACAGGTTCATTCAGACTTTCCCCGTTCTTATCTTCCTTCCACTTATATCGCTTTAACTCCCGGATGATATTGCTGCTGGATGAGGTTACAAATAATTTGTACTCTTTAACCTTACTGATACCAGCACGCACGCTGTCCGGCCCTTTTATAGCGTGGTGGATATTAAGCCCCATATCAAACAAATCCTCAATACTTTTAGGCTCTGCACTATCCGCTATGATTTCATCACTACCTATCCCTTTATCCTGTAATTTATTGTAAATCTTTTTATTGGAGAGTTTTTTCTCATAGATAAGTTCATGAATGTAAAGCTCGTCCTCCCGTAGGAAAACTTTTACGACAGCAGTAGGATGGTTGGTAAAACCGAAGTCCATCCCATAGGCAAGCAACAGGGCATCTTCCGGCACTGCTTCCACAAGCTCCCAATTCTCATAAACAAGACCTTTCAGCTCTCCTCCCCACAATCCCAGAGAGTATATCTTATAATAGTTCTCGTCCAGCGTTTTAAAGCTTTCCAGCAGCTCCACGCTTTGTGATGTGCAATACCTGTTATCCTTATAGGTCGTATGTAGTATGACGGTATCTCCTCGTATGCTGGGTACATAATGAAAATTACCGTCAGATTTTTCGTAGCTCTCTTTGGGCGGAAAGAAATATTTGTTGATCCAGTCACTCTCTCTTTCCGGGTTAAAGGTGGCTATTTCCTGGATAAATCCGCCTCTTAAAGATGTGGTGGTTTTCAAAAAGTCGTTATAGCTTATCTCATTCATTTCCTCATACCACACACCCGTCGGGTCTTTGATGGATTTGGTCTTATGTTCTTTATCCAATCCACGGGCAAGAATCATATTGCCGTTGGGTTTGAATACTATCTTCAGCGGGTTGGTGGTAAAATGAAAATAATCTTGCAATCCGTAGTCAGTAACGATGTCTTTAATAGTTTGGAATTGGCTGTCTTTAATATCAGCATAAATTTTCCGCACAAGGATATAGCGGGAATATTTCCGGCTCATGGTATCTATGATAACCTTTTGTGCAGCAAAATAACTTTTAGCTGAATCTCGTCCGCCATAGAGCAAAATATATCTTTTTTCACTCTTCAGTAAGGGCAGGTAAATCGGGTTGAATAAGGTCGGGTCTGTTAAGTCTATCGTCATTTTCCTGTATTGTTGGCAGTTTCACTATGATAACATCCCCCTCGCCTCCGGCTATGGTATGATCAGTACGGTTCATCTTAGGAATAAAGAAGTCCAGCAACCCGGTAATGATACGCAGCCGTTCACCGGCTTCCAGTGTCATCAGGTCAGCCCGCATCTGTTCCAGTCCGTAGCTCTCAACGAGCTGTAGAAACCGCTCTTTTATTTCAGCATTTACCTTATTGCTGCTGCCTTTCTTTCTCCCGGTTGGCCGTGCTCCCGGAAGAAACCGTCCTTTACTGTCTCTTTGCGTTTCCATATATAAGTTTTTCTATACTACTAATACTAACACCGTATTTCTCACTCAATTGTTTCTTAATTTCCTTGTATTTTAATCCCTGCTTTGCCTGCTGGCTGTAATCATACCTGATAAGTACCCTTTTAAGCTCTTTTTCGCCTATTATTCCCGCTTTAAAGGCTTCGGTGAGGTCAATCCCCATCTTGCTTATCAAATCGCTCAAATAGGCCCCTGCAACACCTTTAGGCAACTTTTCTGACGGGATAGTTTCCTGGCACTTTACCTCCTCTGCTTCTTTCTTCCCGTTCAATACGCTTTTGTATTTGTACAGGTTTCTTTTTACATAAACCAGGCTACTTATGGGTAGTCCCTCTTTTGCTTTCATGGTAATAAACTCATCCAACCGTTCAATAAGCATTTCATATACATGCATTAAACAAGCTTCTTTCTGTTTGATTTCGTAAGGTATTATCATCACTTTTTTACACAAAAATACACATAAATAGTAAATATAACAAACTATCAAACAAATTATTAACTAATATTTATTAAACCTTTACTTTAACTATTTATTTTTGATTAGTATTAAAGAAACAAGCAACAAGAAACCAGTAACAACAAAAATCCCATTCCCATGCCTAAAACAAAATTCAAAAAGAATCCGGCCTTTGGAGTCAAAGTAAAAAACAACACCAGAACTAAAGCCAAAAAGAAAAAAAAGAAGAAATACAAAGCCGCCAACGAGCTCTCCAAAGGTATCTCTTGACCTCAACATTCATCACATAACAACAATGAATGACCATGCCAACCGAATAACAACCAGTAACAAGAAACAAGAAACAAGCAACCAGTAACCAGTAACCAGAAACAAAAATGCCCACCTTCTTAAATACACCTGTTCTCTACTCTTCATCTTCCCTCAACATCGATGATGAAAACGGAGTGATCCGCAACATCAAGATTGTTAAAAAAGGCGTTGCAAAGGGTCACGGCTTCGAGATTGATAATGAGTTTTTGGATAACGTCGTGACCCTGGCCAACGAACATTCTCCCGGTGTTAAGGCAAGGTTTGGCCACCCCAATATGTGCGCTACATCCTTGGGGACTTATCTGGGTAGGTTCAAAAATTACAGGCGCAAAGGCGATGTGGTTTTTGCCGACATGTATCTCGATGAATCTGCCAAACAAACTCCCAATGGAAACCTTTATGATTATGTCCTTAAGCTGGCTAAAACAGCTCCCGATATGTTTGGTGCTTCCATTGCATTTAAGCATGGTGAATTTCAGGAAATAGAAGATAATGGAGAAAAGAAAAAGATTGCCACCATCGAATACCTGTATGCTACGGACCTGGTGGATTCTCCAGCCGCCACCGATGGCCTCTTTGAAGTTTTCCATCACGTCGATGCTGCCGCACAGGTAACCTTATTCCTTGACCAACATCCTGAAATCTTTGAGCTGGCCGACAAACATCCGGAAATTATCGAAGATTTTATAATCAAATACAAATCTTACAAAGAAAATTTACAAAAATCTGATATTATGAACCTTAACGACATTAAACAGTGGGTCAAAGATAACTTTCAGGCCAAAGTACCATCAGAAGAACTCTCTGAACAACACCAGGCCATATTTGACAAACTGCAGGATTCTTTCCTGAAAAAAATTGACGATCTGCAGGACGCTGCTAACAATATCGACGACCTGTCTGCCGAAAAGGAAGACCTGAAAATTCAACTGTCAGCACTTACAAAAGAAAACTCTGCACTCTTGGCAGAAAAAACAGACCTCAACAGCAAACTTGCAGAACTTGAAACGGAACTAAACAAACTCAAAGCCACTCCTTCAAACCCTGTTAAACCTGCTGATCCTGCTGTTAACCTGAACAAGCCCAAAACCCCGGCAATCAAAACGGTAAACCTTAAAAAGGAAATGCCCCTCGATACCAAAATCAAACTCGAAAACCAAACAACAAACAACAATAAGTGACAATTGAATGACAATTGAATGACAATCGAATAACCAGTAACAAGCAACAAGCAACCAGCAACCAGCAACCAGTAACAAGCAACAAGCAACAAGCAACCAGCAACCAGTAACCAGTAACCAGTAACCAACAAACCAACTACACCCATGGCAAATATCTTCACAACCCAAACCCCGGCTTTCAACAAACAGTCCCTCACTGAATTTTTCTTGAAGCCCCTTTTCCTCGGCGAAGACATCCGCAATCAGGTAACCGTCCGCACAGGCGTTAAAGGTACCGAATTGCTCAACCACATTTCTCTGCCGTCCATGATCACCCGCAAAAAGACAGATCCCGGCTTTACGCCCCGTGGTGCTTTCCAGCTTACCACGCAGTCGGTAACTGTTTCTCCTATGGCTATCGAATTTGAACAGAACTCCCGTGAGTTTTGGGACAGCATATTGCAGGAGCTCCTTGCATCAGGCTATAAGGAAGACGATGTCGAGAAAATCCCTGAATCAGACTTCTGGAACAAAATAGTCCTTCCCATGATCGCACGGGCAGGCAAACAGGACCTCATCCGTCAGATGTGGTTCGGCGATACCGAAAACACTTCCGAAGACTGGAATGGATACAACGGCTTCTTTAAAAACCTCAAAACCGTGATCGACGCAAACCTCAACCTTACTACAGACACTTCCGTGGACGATAGTGTGGACAATACCCTGAACACTTTGCTCGATATTGCTCCCCCTGAACTCCTCGAACTTGAACCGGCATTCTACATGTCGTATGCCGCATGGAGAAACCTCTTTAAAACATGGAAAAACCTCGGTACCGACAAAGCCAACATCATCCGCTGGAAAGGCATCAGCATGCCCAGTTATGAAGGCCATCCCATCTTTATACGCCCCGATTGGGATAAGTGGGATAAAGTCCTGGCCACAAACAACCCCGGCAGAATCCTTTTAACCACGCCTAAAAACCTGCTGTTCGCCACCGATGGTGCCCTCGACTCCGAAATGGTCGAATCATGGTACAATCAGGATGAACAGATGCGCCGCTATCGTGTGCAGTATAAAGCTGCTACTGCAATAATCCATGCTGAACTTCTGCTCGGTGCAAACCTTTAATCTTTTTATAAACATTTTTAAATCACAAAATTATGGCTACATCAACAACGTCACCCCCTCTTTTTAAACAACATTTCCCGGCTCCCCACCTGTATAACAGCTTCTTGATAAACTTTAAAGACGCTCATCATATTTACAGGTTCAACGCTCCTAAACCTTTTATCTTCGCTGCCAACTGGAACGGTGATCCCGGTCTGGTGGATGACCCGGAATATACTTTGGATATCCTCGACATCAACAATGACAATAACATCCTCGCTACGCTCCACAGCTTCGACCCGTCAGACCCTGACGACGCAAGGAACTTCCTGCAAAAAATGATCGACGATAACCAGAGCACCCTCGACAATTACGGAATATCGGCAGCCATCAGCGAAGATTCTACCGATTCAAACGCTACCCTTTTGCTCTCAGCAGACCCGGCACGCTATGCTTTTGCTCCCCATGTGCCCAATATGGATCAGGACACCCACATCGACACAAATCCGCCTGACTTCTACACTAAAGCCTATAGGCTTGACAAACCTGTTATTCCGCTACTCGACGACTTACAGGTCTATAATACATTGATGACAATGATTAGCGAAGTGCCCTTGTCAAGTGATAGCAGGGTGGCTAAAATTATCTACATGTCCCATGCTTCTTACAACGCACTGCTTAACCTTAACCCTGATGAATTATCCTTTTACCAGGCATTTGTGGGTTATACCATCCCAAACTTTCAGGGAATTCCTGTAAAGGTAATGCACGAATGGGACTTGTGGGCTGCTCAGATCAACGAAAGCCCTTACATGATTCTGCTTACAACTTCCAACAACATTTTTTATGATCAGATGTCACAGGAAGTTACTGAAAAATATTACGAGCTCGATACCTCCACACATCTTCTTTCTCAGGTGGATGATATTGTTCTGTCCGAATGGAAACTCTACGACCCTGAACCCGCTGCTTTTGCTTATTAACCTTGTTGAAATGCTTATTAATGATTAAAAGTTCCAAAATAGCATTCCTTGAAACAGCTTATGACCCTCTCCAGAATCTCTTTGAGTCTGATTATATCAACTTAAAGAATAAAGTGGATTATATCCCTTTTGGAGAGGATAATTTGCTGCCTCAGCAGATAACACAGCTTATCCGCTCTGTTACCATCCACAGGGCTATTTTGAACAGCAAACGTGATTACTTTCTTGGTTCCGGGCTCTCATCAGAAGTTCCTGCCATTAATTCCCTTATCTCAAACGTCAACAACAAGGAAGAAAGCCTGCGTAACGTCCTTTCTAAGGTTATTTTCGACGACCTGGCCTTTGGTAATGGATATTTTGAAATCATCACCGACAAAAAGCTTTCTTTTTTCTTTCTTTACCACATTGATGCTACCACCGTCAGACTTTCTTTGGAGAAAACTGTGATTATCCATCCTGACTGGAAACAATACACAGGTCCGCAGGATGAACAGAGAAAAGAAATTTCACTGTTTCCTGTATTTACAAGGTTGTCTGACGGCCTGTATCATTCTGTTTATCACATTAAAGAGTATGAACCTGAATTTACCAATTATGGTTTACCTTCATGGTATTCAGGGCTTTCCTCTGTCATCATAGCCGGCTTGACAGATCTCTGGAATCAGAACAGGCTGGAAAATCAGTTCAATGCTCCCGGCATGCTGCTTATTCCGGGTGTTAATACTGAAGAAGAAGCCCAAGCCCTTGATGAAAAATTTGAAGAATATAAAGGGGTTGACGGCGAGCACTCCCATGACATACTTATTCAATATTTGGCTGACGTGGCTCCCGGCATGTCTCGTGAAGTAGCCCAATACATCGAATTTAAACGAAATGAAGAAGGCAACTGGCAGCAGTTACACAACCAGTCTTATGCTAATCTGCTTTCCATTCACAACTGGTTCAAAACCCTCTGCTCGTTTTATGGTGAGAAAACGGGTTTCGATACCCACCGGATACTCAACGAGTATGAAGTGGCTCTCAACACCTCCATAAAAGCCTTTCAGGATAAGTATCTGGCTATCCTTGATAAATTCTTTAGGTTTTTCGGCCTGCCTGTTGCTAAACTCGCTTTTGAGAATCAGTCTCCCGTTTACCGTATCAATCCGGTTAAATATGTGTGGGAAATCAGAAGAGATGCAGGCTTGCCATATGATGAAAATGACCCTTTGCAGAAAATGTTTTACAACCAGCTGCGCAACAGTTTTAACCTCGATAAAGAACACTCGGCCACCGTCAAAGACGATCAGGAAGCCCAACCGGGCAGCACGGGTGCCGATCCACGCGACTAAATAAAAATGCTATGAGCGGAAAAAATAACAATTCAAAAAAATCAAAGTTTTTCATTACCCCTGCGGAAATTAATGAAATAGCTTTTGCCACCCCTTTGGATGAATCACTTTTCAAAAAGGCTAACATCAGGCTTATACAAAATAAAGTAGCTCATTTTTTAGGTAAAAAATATCATTCGGTTCTTAAAAATCCGGAAGACCATGAAGAACTGCTTGAAGAATACATAAAGCCTTACATGGCTTATGCCATCAAGGTTCTTACACTGGATATGATTATTTCTGATGGCTCCCTGAATGCACAGGAATTGGAAAATTATAAAGCAGCTGTTACATCAGCCCGGGAATCTTCCTCGGCTTATCGTAAACAATTAATAACCTTTTTATCTTCTGATTATGGTGTTAAACGCAAACTTCTTTCCGGTTTTATTGTCAAGTAAACTCGGCGAAACACTTGACATCGTTTCCTTATTTGGCGCAGTAACCACAATATTACTGTCCGTAATAGCTTATTTCGTCAAGTCACAATTTGACGAGCAAAAGAAATTCAACAAAGAAAACAAGGAAGAACACGCCCGTATCCGTGAACAGTTAACCATTGCTTCAGAACGCATTCAGCAAATCAAAAAAAATGAATCCGACATCGCTCTATTGGAAAACAAGGTTCAGAAAAATACACTTGACATTAATTCTTTAAAGATAAAATATGATGGAGAAGAATAAATACGGCACACCAATGCGCAATCAAAATTATTGGGCTTTCGATGTTCCACAAGGGTAAACAAGCAGCGTCAGGGCTTACCCTCAACCTGCCTTAATTCCGCTGCCCTTGCTACACATCTTCAGCCTTCATTTTGGTTGCTTACGCATTGGTTTAGCCTCTTTCCGTCTCCCTTATTTTCAATGAATTCACACAACTGAATGGCTATCGAATGACTACTAATACCCTTATACCCTATACCTCTAAACCAAAGCTTCTAAAACCTCTAAAACTTCAAACCCCATGACCAAATCCAAACGCCTCAAATTTTCCATTGCCATCATAACAGTAAATTTTCTATTTGGTATTTATGGCATCCATTCAGGAACAGACCTCGGAGACCTGGGAACCTTTTTAGCCCTGGTAAACTCCCCTCTTTATGTTTATGTTTTGGGTGAAACATACCGCCCCAGCTCAAAGAAATGAAAAACCAACTCATTTATATTATCGTTGCATTATTGCTGGTGATCATTCTGCAGCATGAGTACGGCCACCCCGGGAAGGAGCCGGGGCAAAAACCGGACACGGTAATTTCAGTAAAAGTTATTCGCGATACCGTAATCATTCGGGACACAGTTTATAAACCCAGGGTGATTTTTAAAGATACCGGTAGGATTCAGCGGGTACCGGTAGACACTGCCGTGATCCTGCAAGATTATTTTGCTACCTATTTTTACAGCGATACACTGCTGGATGATACCACAGGACTGATCATCATTAATGACACCATCAGCCACAACAGGATTATATGGAGACACCCACAGGTCAGACTTTACCATCCTTTTACTTTACAAACCATAAATATTAAAGCCCCGACAAAAGCCCGGATCCACCTGGCCGCTGGCTTTTTTGTCGGAGCAGGAAATGAAAAACGGTTCGGCTTTGGCCCTACTGTACTCCTCCAAACCAAACACCAAACCGTTTATTCTCTCTCTTATGATATAATAAACCCAGAAATTAATTTCTCAATATACTGGAGAATATTTTGAACCTGTCAGACCTGAACCGCATATTTCCCATACACCTTTTGCATATCCTTATTGATCAGGTTATCCACCACTCGTGCATATCTTTTTGTCATATTGATACTGGAATGACCCAGCATCTTTGAAACAACCTCTATGGAAACCTGATTAGTCAGCGTTACTGTGGTGGCAAATGTATGTCGGGCAGTATGTGTCGTAAGTCTTTTTTTAATTCCTGCAATGTCTGCAATCTCTTTTAGATATGCATTCATTTTTTGGTTACTCAACACAGGTAACACTTTATCATCTGCCTGGCAAATTGGATCGTTTCTGTATTTTTCAATAATCTGTATTGCGGGAGGTAACAAAGGCACCTGGAACCAGTTTTTTGTCTTTTGCCTTTTCTTTTTAATCCACAGCTGATCATTGACTGTAACAATATCATCATAAGTCAGGGACTTTACATCAATAAATGCCAACCCTGTAAAACAGCAAAAAAGATATACATCTTTAACCCTGTTTATCCGTTCTACTTTAAAATCTATTTCCATTAATCTGTTTAGCTCATTTTCCGTCAGATAACTAACATCAACCTCTTGTAAATGGAACTTTATTCCCAGAAAAGGATCTTTTTTAAGCCAGCCATTGGTAAGTGATAACCTTGTTATTTTTTTTAGGCTTTTAAGGTATTTTGTAGCAGTATTATGACTGCATTTCTTTTTCGTTTTCAAGTAAATATCGAAATCTTTAACAAAAGAAACAGGTAACTCATTAAGGTACAGGTCATTTTTTCGGTATTTGTCAGTAATAAAACCTTTGAGATGATTTTTACAAGCAACATATTTCTCATATGTGCCATAGGAATAATCAATCCCTATCAGACTTTTACATTGCTCATTATGTTCATTGAATACCTGTAATATTGTTTTCTGTTTTTCATCAATTCCCAAATAAGCATTTTTTATTGCTGTCGCACTTAATTCCCTTTGATGTTCTTCAAACCACAGCCTTTGCAGATTCAATTGCTGCTTTACATTATCCAAAAAAGTGTTGAATAACATTGATTTTTTAGAACTGCCTTTTGCCCGTCCTTTAACATGATCCCAAGCATTTTCCGGGATAGTTCTTTTTAAGGAAAATTCAGCTCTGACGCCATTAATTGTAAGCCTGGCATAAACAGGCAACTCTCCATTTTTGTTTTTCTTTGTCCTTTTCACATAAAATAGGACGCTAAATGTAGCTCTTTTCATAACATTTTTTGTTTATAAAGTTAATAAAATAGAGCAAAAGAGAGCATTGTAAAACACTGCAAATCAGAGAATAAAAACCTAAATCGGTGGACTTTTTTTAAGAAAATTATGTCCACCGAATAAGACACCGCTTTTGTGCTTTATTATGCCTTATTGTGAACATCTTAAAACAAAAAACCACCGCAAAATCAGTGTTTTACGGTGGTATGCTTTTGTATTCTTTTTGAACTGGCGGAGAGTGAGGGATTCGAACCCCCGGACCCTCGCGGGTCAACGGTTTTCAAGACCGCCGCATTCGACCACTCTGCCAACTCTCCGCGGCAAAAATAATTCTTTTTTCTTTCCGTAAAAGAAGTTTCAAAAAAAATTTTTCAAACACAAAAACTGCCCGATTTTTGTTGTATTATATCCTATCTTTGTCATCCCAAACAATTAGAAAATGAGAGCAATAACTTTAATAATCGTCATGCTTTTAAATTTAAACCTCATGGCAGGTAATTTAAAAGCCTATTTGTCATATGCAGCTTTTTATACTCCGGATGGTAACAGCTACCTGGAAACTTACCTTTCAGTTAATGGAAACAGCGTAAAATATGTACAGGGTGAAGATGGGAATTGGTATGGGAAAGTAGATGTCCAAATTATCTTCAGTGTGGATGACAGTATTGTTAACTTTAACAAATATGAACTGAAAAGTCCTCCACGAAAGGACACGCTCTCCCCTGCTTTGAATTTTCTGGATGTACAACGTTATGCTCTTCGTCCGGGTAAATATACTCTAAGTTTAAAAATAAAAGACGGAAACACGGATAGTAAACCTTTTGAAGTCTTGACCAAGGTTTCCACAGAATTTCCCAACGACAGCATTTGTTTTTCCGACATTGAATATGTCAGCGAATATTATCCGGCTGATAAGGAAACTTTATTGGAAAAGAACGGTTACACCATCCTCCCCTATGTTTTCAATTACTATCCAGAATCGGTTAAAAAACTATCTTTTTATGCTGAAATATACAACGCCAATCTGACATTAGGTGAAAGCAGTTATGCATTGTATACTTACATCAGACCTTACGAAATTGATAAAAAATTAGATGAATACTTTCAGTTCAAACGGATGAAGGCTGCACCGGTTTCCCCCATTTTAAAGACTTTCGACATCTCCAAGTTACCTACGGGAAATTATCTATTGGTTTTGGAAGCCCGTGACAAGACCAACAAACTCATTGCCCGTAAAGAGGCCTTTTTTCAAAGATTTAATCCGGATGTAGAATTCAACTTAAACACATTACTTACCTATAATACAGAAAATACTTTTGCCGGTAAGATACATGATAAAGACACGCTGATTCAATACATTAAGTTTACCATGCCTATCTCCACCGATTTTGAAAGGAAATATGCCGAATCTATCATCAAAGAAGGTGATATGGAGACTATGAAAAAATATTTTCTGAATTTTTGGGTAACGAGAGATAAAACAAATCCTGAAAAGGCCTGGTATGAATATAAACGGTTGGTGGATTATGCCAACAAAAAATTTAAATCGGTTACCCAAGACGGCTACGCCACCGACAGAGGCAGAATATTTTTGCAATACGGTCAACCGGATGTTGTTTCGCAAAATTATAATGAACCGGCAGCCTACCCTTACGAAATTTGGCACTATTACCAGTTGGGAGACCAAAGAAATAAGAAATTTGTTTTTTACACCCGTGATTTGGTTACCAACGATTTTGTTCTCATCCATTCGGATGCTATTGGCGAACTGACCAATTACCAATGGCAATACATTGTTTACAAACGTGTTCTGTTCCCAACCAACGTAGCCGACAAAGTCAATCAACCCAATGCCTGGGGAAATAAATCCAGCGATTATTATTATCAACCGCGATAATCTCCAGTTTAAAGATTAATGTATTTTTGCAGCTCATTTAACTAAATTCAACTTGGCAAAAGTAGCGGTAGTAATATTGAATTATAACGGGGAGAAATTTTTAAAAAAATTCCTTCCCATTGTTATTGAAAAATCGGCTGATGATGCTGAAATATGGGTAGCTGACAATGATTCCTCTGATCACTCTGTGGAATTATTGAAAAATGATTTCCCTTCGGTCAAACTGATCCTGCTTGATAAGAACTATGGTTTTGCAGGCGGATACAATCAGGCTTTAAAGAAAATAAAAGCCGATTATTATGTTTTACTCAACTCCGATATCGAAGTTACTGAAAATTGGATAAAACCGGTTATTCAATTAATGGAAACCGACCATACCATTGGCGCTTGCCAACCCAAACTTTTATCTTATTTCGAAAAACATAAATTTGAATATGCCGGTGCTGCCGGTGGTTTTATCGACAAATACGGTTATCCTTTTTGTCGTGGTAGACTTTTTATGAATCTGGAAGAAGACCACGGCCAATACGACAATGTAAAAGAAGTTTTCTGGGCAACGGGCGCTTGTATGTTTGTCAGGTCTGATGTTTACCACCGGTATGGCGGACTGGACGACGAGTTTTTTGCCCACATGGAAGAAATAGATTTTTGTTGGCGATTGAAAAACAACGGTTATAAGATTATGCACACGCCGGAAAGTACGGTTTACCATGTGGGCGGTGGCACGCTTCCAAAAAGTTCGGCCCGGAAAACCTATCTTAATTTCAGAAACAACTTTTTCCTTTTATATAAAAATCTTCCGGACAACCGCCTATGGAAAGTGATAATCACCCGACTGTTTTTGGATGGCGTGGCCGGATTAAAATTCCTTTCCGAAGGACATTTTGGCGACACAATTGCCGTCATCAAAGCTCATTTTTCATTTTACGCATCTTTGAACAGGCTGAATAAAAAAAGGAAAGCACTGAAACAAATCCCCGTTTCTCAGATGTATATGGGCAATATCGTAATAGAACACTATGTAAAAGGCAAAAAAACCTATACGCAACTAGACCAAAAGAAATTCTCTTGATAAAAACAACTTAAGGCATAGTTTTTGATCGTTTAACTGCTGCAATTTTTTATACTTTTGCAATTCCTTTTAGGAAGTTCATTGACAATATGGGGCTGACTGGTTTTGACAGCAAGATGAATGGTCATGTAAGCATGCCGAGCTGTGCGATAAAGCTCGTAAATCTGTGTCGCAAAACAATAATTGGCGAATCAAATTACGCTCTCGCAGCCTAATCGAAGTACAGTAGATTGGCTTAATCCCGCCACAAGGTGACGGGACGAGACGGTCCGCGGGTGGAGACGCCTGATTCCGGCCCGAACCACGGATCGCAAGCAACTTCAGGCTAGTCTCGCCGACACCTCTAAAGCGAGGCGAAACTTTCAGAGGTTAAGACGGAAAATTGGGTGCTTGTCCCCGGTTTCCGTACGAAAATCAATGACAAGCTAAGCATGTAGAAAGCATGTCTGTTCCTTGTGTGGACGAGGGTTCGAATCCCTCCAGCTCCACCAATAATTGAAAAGTGAATATTGAAAAGTGAAAATTTAAATCTTTAAATATC